TCATTAATTATGTACCGCTCTGGCCAACGTTCTGTGGTCGAGTGGATTCAACACCAACTCACTGAAGAGAACAATGGCACCTAAAAAAACAAACATTAAAAACCAAAATGTCGGTGGTGGAGCGAGTAACAAAGTTAGCAAACAGTCTGCTCCCGCTCCAGCAAACAACATGAAGATTGCACAGGATGTAATCGCTAATCCTGGTAATTACGATCCCGGTTATAGCCGTGAAGTTGCCTCACAGAATCCTTCTTCGGTCATCTACCAAGGACTGTACGGAGGGGGCCTCTCAGATGGAGAGGGAGGTACATATAGGATGCAAGGTTACTACGTTCCTGGAGCAACCACCGGCATCGGTCCTAACCGAGATGTGTTGTTTGCTGCTGGCCCTAATGCTAATCAAGAGTGGATGAATGCAAACTTTGGCCCTGGTGGACGTTACTACGGTGGTTCTTCAACACAGGGAGCTAGTCAAGCAGCTGCCGCTGATACAACCTCGAAAACAAAACCAGCTAATGTAACGCAAGCACTTCGTCAAGCGGGTGAAGGTGGTATTACCAAACAGGAATTAAATCAAATCACTAAAGACTATGACAAGTCTGCGGGGAATGTCATTCAACGCCTAGATGTAATTAATAAAAACCTGAGATCTAAAGATACTACTGGTATTAATCTAAACTCTGGTGCTGCGAACATGCTTATCAAACAAGCAGGTAAGCAATCAAGTTATGATGCGTATGTTAATGCACTTATGGGTAAGTCAACATACGGTAAAGGTAGGATCGGTAAAACACTGCAAACTAGAATTGGTACACCAGGAAGCTTTGGTGAACCAGGTATCCCTGGAACAGGCCTAATGCTTGGCGGCACTGCTATTCGTCCAGGTGGGCGTGAAACAGTACGTGGTTTCGGTAAGCAGTATGAAATGCCAAAGACTAGTACTGCAGTAGGAGGTATTGAGACTACTGCTGGTGGTAATCAAGGGACTGGTACAACTGGAGTAACTACTACTCCTACTACTCCTGAAGTAGAACAAACACCAATGACCCCTGAAGATATGAAAGCGAATAGTACCTTTGGGATTGGTGCGAATCTCTATAACTGGGCTCCTGGCTACCGTCGTAAGCAAAGTAGCCGTGGCCGTGGGAGCAGTAAAACACGAACTCTCGGCGGTGCGACAAAAGTAGCACCAACAGCTAACGTACTTGGATATTGATAAATGTCAGCTAAAACAAGATACGATTATCTAAGTAAGTATCGTTCCACGTTTCTAGACACAGCTGTACAGTGCTCTCAGTTGACACTACCTACTCTCATCCAACAGGATGATGATGTGGGACGTTCAACTAACCTAAAGTTGATTACACCTTGGCAATCAGTAGGAGCTAAGGGGGTAGTGACACTTGCATCTAAACTGATGCTTGCACTCCTGCCTCCTCAAACTAGTTTCTTCAAACTACAGATTGACGATTCAAAGATCGGTGTAGATCTTCCAGCAGAAGCACGATCAGATCTTGATATCTCCTTTGCGAAGATGGAAAGGTCTGTCATGGAAATTATAGCAGCATCTAGTGATCGCGTTACCGTACACCAAGCCCTCAAGCATCTTGTGGTTGGTGGTAATGCTCTCATCTATATGGGTCCTAAGGGACTTAAGCTTTATCCATTGAACAGGTATGTCGTAGATCGAGATGGTAACGGTGATGTCCTAGAGATCGTCACACGAGAACGTATTAGTCGTAAGCTTCTAGCACCTATCCTCAAGTCTAGCCTTCCTGTTAACTCACCTGGTGAGGATGGGGCAGACAATGAGGAGGATGTAGATGTTTACACCCATGTAAAGCGAGACAACAATCGTCTTGTATGGCATCAGGAAGTATTTGATAAGATCATTCCTGGTTCACAAGGTAAGGCACCTCTTGATGCTAACCCCTGGTTAGTGCTCCGCTTCAATGTAGTAGATGGTGAGCCATTCGGTCGTGGTAGAGTAGAAGAGTTCCTTGGTGACCTACGTTCACTGGAGGCTCTTATGCAAGCACTCGTAGAGGGCTCTGCAGTCGCCGCTAAGGTGGTCTTTACTGTCTCCCCCTCTAGTACTACCAAGCCACAGACACTCTCTGCTGCGGGCAACGGAGCCATCATTCAAGGCCGTCCTGATGACATCTCTGTTGTACAAGTTGGTAAGACAGCAGACTTCAAGACTGCTATGGAGATGGCTAGTGTACTTGAGCGTAGGTTGAGTGAGGCGTTCCTCATTCTCAATGTACGTAACAGTGAGCGTACTACTGCTGAAGAAGTGCGTATGACTCAGATGGAATTGGAGCAACAGTTGGGTGGGTTATTCTCACTACTTACTGTTGAGTTTCTTGTACCCTACCTGAATCGTAAGCTGTCTGTCCTACAGAAGAACCAAGAGATCCCACGTATTCCTAAAGATATTGTACGTCCTACTATTGTTGCAGGTATCAATGCACTTGGTAGAGGACAGGATAGGGAATCACTTACTCAGTTCTTCACTACCATTGCTCAGACATTGGGACCTGAAGCATTGATGACTTATGTCAATGTTGATGAGGCAGTGAAGCGACTAGCTGCTGCTCAAGGTATTGATGTACTCAATCTTGTTAAGTCTATGAGTCAGATTCAACAAGAACAGGGTCAGCAACAAGAACAGGCTATGCAAATGGAGCAACTCAAGCAAGCACCTAACATGGCCAAGGCTCCACTAATGGATCCAACTAAAAATCCACAACTAATGAACCAACTCAATGGACAAACAAACACCAACGAGAACCCAGAGATCCAACAAGAAGCAAACATCCCCGGAGGAAGTCCCTTCGGTTGACGTAGTTGATGATCAGCCAGTTGAAGAAACGCCTTACATGAAGCGTACTAAAATTGGTGAACCCACCATCGGTCGTTCCCCCGATTTTGTCAAGACAGTAGGTCTTGGAAATCTAACCGTTATCACAGCAAATGGCAAACGAAATTACACTTAATCCGTATGAGCAAGTAGAGGGTGAACTCTCTGCTGAAGAGCTTGATTCTCTGGAAGTTGGTGAACGTCTAGCAGAGCAAGAACAACAACTTCTAGCTGGTAAATACAAATCAGCTGAGGACTTGGAGCGTGGTTACCTTGAGTTACAGAAACGTCTCAGTGGTAAGGAAGAGCCTGAAGTAGAAGCACAAGAGGAAGCTCCTGAACAAGAGAAGCAACCAAGCGATGAAGAGGTAGATCTCTATGATACTATCATGGAGTCTTACCGTACTGGTGAGTGGGATCCAGAAGTTGTTAGTCAAGTTGAGGGTATGAACCCTGTTGATGTAGCTAACATGTTCCTTGAGAACCAACAAGCTCAACAGCAATACACACCTCAAGCTACAGAAGCTGACATTGAACAGATCCAACAAGCAGTTGGTGGCTCTGATGAATACCAGAACATGATCCTCTGGGCAAGTCAAAACCTCTCTGAACAGGAGGTACAGATGTATGATGCAGTGATGGATCGTGGTGATCCTCTTGCTATGTTCTTTGCTGCACAAGCATTGAACTCACGCTATCAAGATGCAGTTGGTTACGATGGAGAGATGCTTACAGGCAGTGCTCCTCGTAATGCTACTGACTCATTCCGTTCACAAGCGGAACTGGTAGCAGCAATGAGTGACCCTCGCTACGATAAAGATCCAGCCTATCGTGCTGATGTAGCAGATAAGCTTGAACGATCCAACATTCAATTCTAATGAACGACACCAACATCTTCGCTAAAGAACCCATCATGTACACTGACGAATCCTACACTGTGCCCCATAACGAACGTGCTGAACTCATCAATGGTCGCCTTGCTATGCTTGGCTTTGTGGCTGCTGTTGGCGCTTATATCGTAACTGGTCAAATCATTCCTGGAGTATTCTAATGTCTTGCGGTAAGAAGGGCCATAAGGGAAATGGCACAAAGAAAAAGTAATGTCAGTCTGAAGATTGGCGTACATAAATCACGCACTGGCGGACTTACGGCTGCTGGTCGTGCTAAATACAACAAGGCTACTGGCTCTAACCTGAAGGCTCCACAACCTGAAGGAGGGCCACGTAAGCGTTCCTTCTGTGCCCGTATGGGTGGCGTGAAGGGACCGATGAAAGACGAGAAGGGTAGACCTACTCGCAAAGCACTAGCCCTACGTAAGTGGAAATGTTAAATGGCTAAGCCTGGTTTGTACGCTAACATTCATGCTAAGCGTATGCGTATTAAAGCTGGTTCTGATGAGAAGATGAGGAAGCCTGGTTCGCCTGGTGCTCCTACTGCTGCTCAATTTAAGAAGGCAGCTAAAACAGCTAAGAAAAAGTAATTATTATGCCTAAAGTCGGTAATAAAGAGTATCCCTATACTCCTGCTGGTAAAGCTGCTGCTAAAAAAGCTGCTTCTAAAACTGGTAAGTCTGTGAAAATGAAACCTTCAACTAAAAATAAGTAAACCCGATCGGTAACATTCCACGTATTTTGCGCGTATTTACGTGGAATCTTCCCTAACGGGAATGTGTAGATGGAGATAAGACAGTCCTTTGCTATCTTATTATGATCCCTCTTCTAACTACTCTATCGGTGATTAGCTCTTGGTATGGTCCTGGTTTCCATGGTAACCTTACTGCGAGTGGATCTCGATTCAATCAAAACGCCCTTACTGCAGCGCACAAGACACTCCCCTTTGGAACACAACTTCGTGTTTGTTTCAAGAGGTGTGCCGTTGTTCGGGTAACAGATCGTGGTCCCTACATTCATGGTAGGAGCCTTGATTTAAGTAAAGGTGCGGCTGATGCAATCGGTCTCACTGGTTCTGGAGTTGGACGAGTTACAGTAACACGTCTTAACTAACCACGCATGACTACTACTTTAGTAGCCCCTAAGTCCCAGACTAATTCCTGGGACTCTTACTTGAGCTGGGTAACCAGCACAGATAACCGTCTTTATATTGGCCACTTTGGAGTCCTTATGATTCCAACTTTGTTGGCTGCTGCTACATGTTTTATCATCGCATTCATCGCGGCTCCCCCTGTCGATATTGATGGCATCCGAGAGCCCGTAGCTGGGAGTTTAATGTATGGAAACAACATCATATCGGGAGCCGTCGTTCCGAGCAGCAATGCCATCGGACTACACTTCTACCCAATTTGGGAAGCTAATTCACTTGATGAATGGCTCTACAACGGCGGTCCTTTCCAACTCACCGTCTTCCACTTTCTCATTGGCATCTATGCTTACATGGGACGAGAGTGGGAACTTAGCTATCGATTAGGGATGAGGCCTTGGATTTGTGTCGCATACTCTGCCCCCGTTGCAGCTGCATCGGCTGTGTTCCTTGTCTATCCCTTTGGTCAGGGATCGTTCTCTGACGCTATGCCTTTGGGCATCTCGGGAACCTTTAACTACATGCTGGTATTTCAAGCAGAGCACAACATTCTCATGCACCCCTTCCATATGCTTGGGGTTGCGGGAGTGTTCGGTGGGTCTCTCTTCAGTGCTATGCACGGTTCTCTTGTCACTTCGTCTCTTGTACGTGAAACCACAGAAGTAGAGTCTCAAAACTATGGCTACAAGTTTGGTCAAGAAGAAGAGACCTACAACATCGTAGCTGCTCATGGTTACTTCGGTCGTTTGATCTTCCAATATGCAAGTTTCAATAATAGCCGTAGTCTTCATTTCTTCCTTGCTGCTTGGCCTGTTGTTGGCATCTGGTTTGCTGCTTTGGGCGTTTCGACCATGGCTTTCAATCTTAATGGTTTCAACTTTAACCAAAGCCTTGTCAGCTCTGAAGGGAAAGTGATCAACACTTGGGCTGACATTCTTAACCGAGCTGGTCTTGGTTTTGAAGTGATGCACGAACGTAATGCTCACAACTTCCCACTTGATCTTGCTACACACACCGCTCCTACCATTGGATAATTATGGCACAAGCAACTGGTTTTGATCCCAAAGTCTCCTCCGTAGCTGCTGTGCAGTATGTAACCCCTACTGCGGGTTCTGCTGCATTTGCTACTGCCTATGGTGAGGCTAATCAAACGCTCACTGAGATGAGCCCTAAAGGTACTAAGGTGCAAGCTGGTACGCTTGCTGCCTGGCCCTAACTTTTAATCGGACTGGAGGCACCTCAGAGTAGGACCTCCTTTTCTTTGGCTTAGGCCGAGTACGCTCGATACCCTTTGCCATGACAGTCGGAGAGACGACAAAAAAATGACAACAAAAATTCTAGGATCCTAGAGAGACTAACACACAACAACTCTCTCTTAACTATTGTGGCTAACACTCTTGTAACTCCTGTAGGTCGGATTAATAATACTAGTGCGACCCCTCTTGCCCTTGGTACTGCTTATGATACCAAGTACGCAACCTATCTGAAGCTGTTCTCTGGCGAGATGTTCAAAGCCTATGAAGGCGCGACTATCGCTAAAGGAACTGTGCAGAGCCGTACCCTGAAGAATGGTAAGGCTATGCAGTTTATCTTCACTGGCCGTATGGAAGCATCCTACCACCAGCCCGGCGAACCTATCCTGGGTAGTGGTGATCCTCCGGTGGCAGAGAAGACCATCGTCTGTGATGACCTTCTCATCTCCAGTGCATTCGTGTACGATTTGGATGAGACTCTTGCCCACTACTCCCTGCGTTCTGAGATCGCTAAGAAGATCGGCTATGCTCTCGCTGAGGCATATGATAAGAAGA